AAAGAGAAAAATATATATATATATATATATATATATATATATATATATGAAAACGACATTAATTACAGGAGCATCAAAGGGAATTGGAAAAAAATTAAGTAAATTTTTATTAGAAAAAAATCATAAAATTATTAGTATTTCAAGAAGTGAATTAGATTATTCTCATGATAATTTATATCATATAAAAAAAGATTTAACTGATCCAAGTATCAAAGAAATTATAAACAATATTCTAAAAAAGCAAAAAATAGATAATTGTATATTAAATGCCGGTTATTACAAAAATTCATTTTTTCATAAAACGTCATATGAGGATTGGTATAATGTAATAAATCTAAATATTTGTTCTTTATATAATGTTCTTCATCCTGTTATAAATCATATGCGTCAAAATGAAAATGGAAATATTGTATTTACTTCATCAGTTGTAGGTAATACTGGTTCAATGGGGGCATCCAGTTATTCGTGTTCAAAGTCTTCCTTAAATGGATTAACAAAATCTTTAGTTTTAGAAAATAGTGCTAAAAATATTTTAATAAATACTATATCTCCTGGATATATAAATGAAGGAATGGGAAATGAAATATCAACAGATATAAAGAAAGAAATATTAAAAAAAATTCCTTTAAAAAAATTTGGCGATGTTGATAATATAAATAAATTAATTTATTTTTTAATTGAAGAAAATAAGTACATTAATGGTTCAAATATACCGATCAATGGTGGGTTATTTTAATTGTATTTATAATTATTATATATATATATATATATATATATATAATGTTTATTCATAAAAATAATTGGGGAGACCACAATATATTTACATATGAAGTTGAAAAACATCCGTTTATCAAATATTTTAAAAATTTATACAATGAAGAAAATCTTAATATGCTACATTTAAAATCAGAAGATTACAAATATTTAAAACATAGAATAAAATCGGGTGCATTAAATGAAATTGATACAGATTTACATAAAAAATTTTACAATGAAATCAAGAATGATAATACATTTAAAATGCTTTATTGTAATTTTATTAAGGATATTTATAAAGAATTTTTCCCAGATGAAAAATATATGATTTTTCAAAGTTTTCCAAGTGTTCGCTTTCAGTTTTTAAAAAGCATAGCCGTATTACCTCATAAAGATAGTGATTTATTGAGTAATCATCCATTGGGCGAAAAAAATTTTTTAATACCTATTACCGAAATGTTAAATACAAACTCCATATATATAGAATCAAAACCGGATAAAAAGGATTTTAAAAGTATAAATTTAAAACCAGGCGATTTATATTATTTTAATGCCAATATGTGTACTCATTATAATGAACCAAATAACGAAAATAAATTAAGAATATCTCTTGATTTTAGAATTATGTTACGCGATGACTATATGAAATATTTAAAAAATGCTGATTTAAAAAAAACAAATCCAAGGGATATTCAACGAAAAAGAGAACCCACTATAATGTTAATTGGAAAATATTATCAATGTTTTGATAAAGATACAAATACAAACGACATGATAAATTGGTATAACATGAAAAATATTGTACAACATAGACCAACTTTTGAAAAAGAAGAGGCTGAAGCAACATATAAATACATGTTGGAAGATTCATTCATTACCGAATATAAAAAAACAGAAGAGCTTGAAAATATAATACAATCTTATTTAAATTGCAAACATTGTATCATGACTACAAGTGGGACATGTGCTATTATTTTGAGTTTAATGGCATTAAATTTAAATATTGGTGACGAAGTCATTGTTCCAAATTATACAATGATGGCAACTGTTAATGCTATTGCGATGTTAAAATTAAAACCCGTTATTATTGATGTTGATAAAGATACATTCACTATTAATTTAGATACGATAAAAAAGAATATTTCTGACAAAACAAAAGCTATTATCCATGTATCATTGAATAATCGCTATAAAAACATGACCGAACTTGTAAATTATTGTAAAGAACAAAACTTTTATTTAATTGAGGATGCTGCACAATCATTAGGTTGTAGAATAAATGGGAAAAATCTTGGTACATTTGGAAACATTGGTATTTTTTCATTAAGTTCACCCAAGATTATAAGTACCGGTCAGGGTGGATTTTGTGTTACGGATGATGATTTGTTGGCAAAAAAAATGCGCATGATTAAAAATTTCGGGCGCAGAGAAAGTGGGAAAGATAATTTTGAAGTATTTGGTATAAATTTAAAATTTACAGATTTACAAGCTGTTATTGGAATAGAACAAATGAAAAAAATGGATTATAGAGTAAACAGAATGAGAGAAATTTATAATTTATATTATACAGAATTAAATAATATTGTTGAAATGCGCCCTGTATTAAATGATGAATGGATGCCTTGGTTTGTAGATATTTTCACAGAGAAAAGAGAAGAATTGGTAGCGTTTTTAAAAAAACATAAAATCGCAACACGTCCAGTATACGGAGAAATTAATAAAACACAAGTATATTATAACGAAGCTCTTTTTGTAAATAGTAATTATGTTAGCACACATGGTCTATTTCTACCATCTTATATAACTATTAGTGATGAAGATATAAAACAAGTTTGTAAATTAATTAAGTTTTTTTACTCTTAATATTATCTAATTATTTTAAAAACATCCATAGGTTTAAGTAATCTTATTCGAAATCAATCAAGAGACATTTTATGAAAGATTAGGGCTTTTGTAATAACAGGTTTATATTTATAGAATAATCTTTATGAAGTTCTAGTTAAATTTAAATTTGTTAAATATATAACATATATATGTATATATGTAAAAATAATATGTATGAATAGAATTAACCATTTGTAAGAAAAGATTATTTAAATAAAAAATTATTTAAATAATATTATTTATATTATACAATGAGTATTTTTAAGAAAATTGGAAAAGATATTTTTATCCATTATAACAATATAATTAAAAATCCAAATATTTTTAAGAAAATTGGAACAGATGTTTTTATCCATTCTACCGCTATAATTAAACATCCAAGTTTAACAGAGTTAAAAAACCATATAGCAATTGGCAATGGTGTAACTATAAATACAAAATTAAATGTAGGAAATTATGTGCATATATCCCCCTATGTATGTTGTATAGGTAGTGAACATAGTGAAGTAAATTTGGATGATTTTAGTTTTATTTCAGCAGGAACAATGATAATAGCAGGAGGCGATGATTATACAGGAAAAGGTTTATGTGGTCCAACTATACCTGAAAAATATAGAGAAGTAGAATATTCAAGTGTAACTTTTGAAAAATTTTCAGGGTGTGGTGTAAATTGTTCTATTATGCCGAATGTAACAATGGCTGAAGGGTCGGTATTAGGAGCAAATTCGTTATTAACAAAAGATACCGAACCTTGGACAATTTATGTAGGTAGTCCAGCAAAACCAATTAAAAAGCGAAACAGTAAAATAATTTATGATTATTATAAAGAGTTAATTGATTAGTTTTTTTACTTCTTCGTATATTAACATTCCCATAGTTGTAGATGGTATACTTCTAAAAAGAACAGGGGTTAATCCATTATAAAATGATAAAATACCATTAGATTTATATCTATTAATAACCAATGAATATAAATCTTTATTTGATACTTGCTTTAAAACTCTTAATGTATCTAATGGAAATGTTAAAATCCAAGTTATAGAAATAGCTGCTAAGCTAGATATAATTGTATTTTTTTTTGAGTCAGGAAGGTTATTTTTGATATTACCATATGTTCCAAGAAAAATAGTAGAACCACTTAAAGATCTAGTAGTATCTAGTAAATATCCTTTATAAAAATATTTTTTATTTTTAAAAGTATTTTTAATTATATCTAGCGTGCCTTTATAATCTTGTTTATTGGAGTTTATAGCATTCGTTGTTATATATTGCATAGGGACATTTAATATACTTGACATCATGCCACCACATAGCGCAGATTGATATGGATTAAATTTTAGTTTATTTAAGTCCTCATAAATTTTATAAGATATTGCCCTGTCTATAGGAAATGTTAAAAGTGGAATATTTATTGCTCTAAAAAAAATTTTGGGATCATTTTTGTACAAATGTTTGAATGTTTTAATTGCTGTATTATGATTATTATTGATCTGCATTTTTGTTTTAATAACATCAAAAGGATATGTGGTAAAAACTTTAGATAACCCTTGAAAGTATCCGGGTAAAAAACTTAATAAGTTTTCTTTATTCATATAATATATACAAATTATTATAATTTGTATATATTTACGATATATAATTTAGTATATTATATGTTATTTCAAATATCTTCAGGGTCATATTTATTCATACAAAAATAATTTAATAATAGATAATATTGGATCTCATAAAAGCAAAGAAATAAGAAAATATATTGAAGAAACACGTAATAAACTATAATATAGTATTCCATATAGACCAAAAACGAATGCTATTGAAAATTATTTTAGTCAATAAAATACTATTTCGGATGCGAAATTGATAAACTACCTATGTTAGATTAAAAAATACCCGCAGTAAAGTAATGAAAAAAATTAAAAAGTAAACTATCTTAATTATATGAAATATTCATATAGTGATAAAATTCCATATACTGAACAAAAATTAGTATCAAACATTATATAAATCCAAAATTATACTTGAATAATATATTTCTAATATATATATATATATAATAAATTAATATTGTATTTACATCTTGTAGACTAGAAATCTTCAAAATAATTCATACACATATACGATACTATATACACATTGTACAAAAGATGTAATTCAATATATTAAATATTTATCAAACCAAATTTTAATTCCTCGATATATGAAATATGTTTTTAGAGGTGTTTTTTTAAAAATAGTAAAATAATTGATAAAACAAAATTACAAAATAAATTTTTAAAGAATTATATATATATATATATATAATGAAAAAAATAGCATTAATCACGGGTATTAACGGACAAGATGGATCATATTTAGCGGAATTGCTCTTAGAAAAACAATATATTGTATGGGGAATCATAAGACGTGCTTCTAATATTAATACCCAACGAATAGATCATTTATACCACAACAAAGATTTAATAATTAAGTACGGTGATATGACGGATAGTTCAAATTTGTTACATATTATGTTTCAAATAAAAGAAGCGTATCCTGATTTAGAGAGATTGGAAGTGTATAATCTAGCAGCAATGAGTCATGTAAAAGTATCATTTGAAATGCCTGAATACTGCGCTAACGCAGATGGAACAGGTGTCTTAAGAATGCTTGAGGCAATCAGAAGTTCAGGATTAATGGATAAATGTCGTTTTTACCAGGCGTCCACTTCTGAGCTTTACGGTTTGGTCCAAGAAGTTCCCCAGAAAGAAACAACCCCCTTTTATCCTCGCTCTCCCTACGGAGTCGCAAAATTATATGGGTTCTGGATTACCAAAAACTACCGTGAGTCATACAATATGTTCGCATGCAATGGTATTCTATTTAACCACGAGAGTCCAAGAAGAGGACCTACCTTTGTCACTAGAAAGATTACAAGGGGTCTTAATATGATACTCAAAGGGGAGAGAGATAAACTTGTTATGGGTAATTTAGAATCAAAACGCGATTGGGGACATGCCAAAGACTATGTGGAAGGCATGTGGGGAATCTTGCAGAGCGATAAACCAGATGACTATGTTCTCTCTACAAATGAATTTCATTCAGTGAAAGAGTTTATTGAAAAGTCTTTTGCTTTGAAGGGATTTGATATTAAATGGAAGGGCAAAGGTTTAGACGAAGTAGGTTACGACACTAAAACAGGAAAAGAACTTATTTTTGTTTCTGAGAGATATTTTAGACCCGCCGAGGTGGAAGAATTATTAGGCGATAGTACAAAGGCAAGGACAGAACTGGGATGGGAACCACAATACAGCTTTGACGACTTGGTTAAAGAAATGGTGGAACAGGACTGTTGTACATCAGGAGTCGTTGGTGACAAAACATGATGAAAATACTACCGAGTAAAGCGAACAAGTCGTTCGTGAGGCGTTCGCGACTCACACGATTCCCCACCATAGCGAGTGCTCGGTACTACAATGGGCGTAACAGCAACTGACACCAAGCATATCGGCATGCCAGTAACGGAGAAGCACACAGGTACGATGGGTAGCGGCAATCCAAGAAGGACAAGATTGGATTGAGCGGCAATTGACAACACCGACTGTATATAATTATCAATATACAGATCGCATCCAAATAAAGATGATATAAAGGTTATTCTCATGTCTCCTTTCCAACTGGACTGAACGTTTGGAATAATATTGTTTATTTGATGCACGGTACTAATTCCAACCTTGTCCACAGAAGTCGCTCCTACAACCGCTGTCTCTTTATCGGAAGTGATTTTGACAGCATGGCGGGTTTCTTCTGTGAGAACAATAGGTTGAGTGTGACTAATTCCAACCTTGTCCACAGAAGTCGCTCCTACAACCACTGTCTCTTTATCGGAAGTGATTTTGACAGCATGTCGTGTTTCTTCTGTGAGAACAATAGGTTGAGTGTGACTAATTCTGGTATTTGCCGATTCAACTTTTATTTTTTTCCTATGTATTCTATTTTCCTTACAACCGTACAATTTCCAATGTTTCCATGCTTTCTTTTTGGATAAAATCCCAGATTCTCTTAAATCAATATAATTCCCAATATAAAATTCTCAGTCAAAGGTATTAATTGTATAATCTGTCATATATATATATATATTGATAGACAAATTAAATAGAATAACAGAGACATAATTATACAAAAAAAAGAATAGACTCGGTATTATATTTAAAAATGTTCAAAACTTTATTTAATAGAAAATGACTTTACGATTTAAACTAAAATATAGATTGTCTATATTCATAAAAGTAAATATTTAATAACAGATGTTTTATTGAAACATCTATGCGAACATTTCTCCCATAAAAAAAATATGGATGTGTAATAATACCACATAGACCCAATGAATTATAGGGATGTCATAAAAAAATATTAAAAATACTCCCAAAATATTTTTAACATCATCATCATATAAAGTATTTTTTTTTTATATAATTATTGTTTGTCTAAATTCAATTGCTTATATTTTGCATCAAGCCACTGTCCATCTTGCGCGTCTATTGGCATTTTCGAACGAGATAGAAATATATTTATATTTATATTTCCTCCATTCGATTACCAATACCATCTGGTCTACCAATATATATATTATTTTTTTTCACATGGTAAAGTTTTGGAGCTTTGAAAATATGGTTTTTTCTACAAAATGAATATGTAATCTCCAATATTCTGGGTATTAAATGTTTTCCTTTTTTCATATGTCCACAATTACCTAAAATTACAGGATTTTGATTAAAAGAAGATTTAAAATTATTTTCATTCAATTCCGATGGATGAAGTAAATTAAATAGTTTAAACCGGGTATGTAATATTGGATAAAATTTTCTAAAGTCATGAGTACATGATTTGGAACAAGAAATTATCCATGTGTTTTTGGGATCTCTAAAACTAAGCATTTTTTTCTGTCCATTGCAGCATAAATCCCTCCAATATGGCATCCAATCGGGATTTCTTTCACTTGTTGTTAAAGCACAACCTTGATGTATTAACAAAACAGGATAATCATTTGGTATATGACACGCAAGATGATTATCGGTAATTACAATTGGTTTATTATGCGAAAAGTATTGAATTTCCTCAAGACTATTATGGCAATTCAATTTGCGATATTAGTGAAAAACGGTGTTTATATAATTATTAAAACTAAATACAAATATCTTCTAATACATCATATTATAAAATTCATTTACAATATCTTTCATTTTCTTTTCCCAATCTGCAAATCTACAATTCTTTAAATACCACTCTCTTGCATTTTTAGATAATTCATATCTATTAGCCCATGCATAATTTATTTTTTCATTAATATACTCAATATCATTTTTTCTTTTCCAATTCAATTTAACAAAACAATTTTCTGGTACATCTTTATAAAATAATCCTACATCAGACGCTACAACTATTAACCCATTCATTAAAGCATCTAATGATGCATAAGAATTACCTTCACATAAAGATATTTGTAAAAAAATATCTGAATTTAAATAAATATTTTGTTTTTTTTTATTAAATGAATCAATAGATTCATTTTTATTCGTTATTTGTAATTGTTTAAATTGAAAATCTGGTAAATTTTTTATTAATTGAACGATTACATTTTTACCCTTGTTTACATTTTGCCAATTTCCTAAAATAATAGGTTTATTGTTAAATTCTTTTTTATATGTTTCTTCATTTAATTCTGAACAATGTAATATTTTTTTATTTAAGAATTTTGGATAAATTTCAGGATAATATTTACTAAATTCATGAGTACAAAATTGAGAACAGCTAATAATCCAAGTATTTTCTGGGTTTCGATAACTAAGCATTTTTTTTTGTCCGTTACAGCATAAATCTCTCCAATACGGATCCCATTCTGGCTCTCTATATGCGTGTGTTTGTGCAACACCGTGATGCACTAATAAAATGGGGTATTCATTTGGAATATCACAAGCTAAATGATTATCTGTTATAACAATCGGGTTTTTACAAGTTTTTAAATATTCTAACATTTTATCTTTTTCTTGAGGTCCTGAAAAAAACTTTCTTTCAGGGAAAATTAAACTTAATTGAGTGTCATATCTAGCAACACCGCCAACTGAAGGCCAAGTTCCACAACAATAACTAATTATATTCATATTATTATATGTGTATATAATTATTTGGTTTATATTATCATATATATCATCAAATAACAAAGGACTATTTATATCTAATATAACTTTATTAGAATTAATTTCAAATAAATCTAAATTCATTTTACAAATATCGTAGTAATAATAGCTACCAGTTATATCATTTTTGACTTTATTTATTATATATCTTCTATTTTTATTTGAATATTCACAATCTTTATTGTACCAAATAATATACTTCTTTCCAAGATGACTGCTAAACTTTTCAAAATCCTCATAACTATACATTCCAATGAATAACATTGGTGCGTTAACATCATATTTATTTGATAATATAGGTATATTTGATTCTAAATTATTTCTAATACTATCAGAAATATAAATTTGATTTATATTTTTTTTATATATTAATCTATTTATATTGATTATATCTTCACTTTTATCTGATATAGTAAAATTATATAATTTCTCATTAATATAATAACTATATAAGTCTAAATTATATATATATATTTGTAATCTCTTTGTATATATTTTTTTTTTAATTTAATTAGATCAGTTAAATAAAAGTTATTAATTTTATAAGTATCTAAATCGTAACTTTCAAGATGTTTAGATAAATCTTCATAATCTATCTTTATTACATAATCCTCAAATCTAAATATTGATGAATTATATTCTATATCAAAATCTATTATTGGAACTATTTTTAATAAAGCGCTGTATAACCTTTTCTGGATACTGATTTGGTCCATATACGTTATTCCCTCTGGTAATAATAGGCATGTTAAAAGAGTGGTTATATGACTGGGCAATTAACTCTGCTCCTGCTTTTGTATCAGCATAAGGGTTCGTCGGGCACAAAATACTATGCTCTGTCTTATGTGTTTCGTTTATGGCGAGCATTGACTCTCCATATACTTCATCGGTTGAAACGTGTATAAATTTTTTTAGTTTGTTGTAAACACGACATGCCTCCAAGAGAGTATGTGTCCCAACAATATTGTCTTTTGTAAATTGAAGAGCATCCGAAAATGAATTTTGTACGTGTGTTTGGGCGGCAAAATGTATAAGATACGTTGGATTATATGTTACTAAAGTATGTCTTACTAAATCCATAGAACATAAATTGCCTTTTATTAAAGTATAATTGGTGGATTCTCTTATATGTTTCTTCACATTATTTTCATTGGAACAATAATACATGGCATCCAAATTAATTATATTGTATATTTTTTTTTCAAAAATATAGTTAATAAAATTATAACCAATAAAACCACAACCTCCTGTAATTAATATATTTATTTTATTCATATATATATATATGTATCGATTACCGGAAATAAACGATAAAATTCATAATACGTTTTTGTATAATACAACAAAGTATGTGTTGATCCATTTCACAACAATTATTTTGTATAATATTTCTTAATATAATTTTATACAACACATCTTCCTTTATTTGATTCCCAATCTTTTTTTTTTCTATCTACATTTTCATTTCTTTTAACTGTCGCATCTACGATATAAGATTTCATATTATTTTTATTCATTTCATAAAGTAAACTGTTTGTATCTTTGGGAAAACAGGTACCTCCGAAACCACATTTACCATCGTGACCAGGGACATTTGTATGACTTTCTCCAATACGCTCATCTTTTGTTGCCAATTTGCGAACATTTTCATATTCAATGCCTTTTATTTTACAAAATTGCGCCATTTCATTACAAAAACTTATTTTTGTAGATAAATAATTGTTTCTGAATAATTTGATCATTTCTGCTTCACCATTAGTTACGAAATTAACATTGTTGTATGTTATTTTTTTAGCATTATACGCTGATGTGAAAATTTTAGTAATAACTTTTTTGAAATTTTTATCTTGTTCTGTTCCTTTGCACCCGAAAATCCAATCTTTATTATTGATAAAATCTTTTTCAAACGATTTTTCAGTAAGAAACTCCGGCATAAAATAGCAGTTTAAATTATCGGATGTTCCAACAGGAACAGTTGAACGTATGACTACTAATTTTTCATTTAAATCACAATAAATACTTATATCTTGTACTACAGATTCAACTATATTTAAATAGCAACTTCCATTTTTGTTCATCGGTGTTGGGACAGATATAAAAATAACATGACATTCATTACATAATTTTTCTAAAGTTATTCCCGCTGGAATACACAATGAAGGTTCAATGTCATATACAAATAATTTAATATTATCATTTTTTAAAATATTTGTAGCTTTTCCAACAAACCCGTTTCCAATTATTCCAATATTTATCATTATATATATATATATATAATGATATATAATGATAATTGATTTTATTAAAATTTTAATGAAAAATTTTAATGAAAAATTTTAATAAAAAATTAATATAAAATAGTAGTATCCTCTTCTGTTCGTCCATTGCAAAAATGAACATGAAATGATTTTATACTTAAACATTCATGAATCAAACAATCTTTAAAAAAATAATTTAATGCTCCATCGCAATTCCAAGTACCTATTTGAATTTCCATAAATTTATCATTATTTTTAACTTTATTTAAATTAAACGGTGTTTGAAAAATCCATGAATCTTTACTTGAGTCCATGATCTTGTTTTTTTGAAGTCTAGGACTTGCAGTAAATTCATCACTATAGTCCCATCTCGTTAACGCGTAAAGATTATCTTTCATATCCATGCGTTCCAATTTATAGAGGGTATGATCAAATATGATATCCGCATTACAAATAATGATATTTTTTTTATTGTAATACCTGTTGCTATAGTTAAATAAATCAATAAAATAAGGACGACCTGTACATTCTGTCAATACTACTTTATCTAAATTATTAAAGCAGTTTAATAATTTGTCATTTTTACCTTTAAAATTATCGTAAAATACAACTATTTTTTCTATAAATTGATTTTTTTGATGATGTTCTAAACAAATAATATATTCTTTTAATCGTATTTCATTTACTTCATTATATAGTGTAGTAATTAATGTAAATTTTATAGAGCTATTATAATAAGTTAAATAATTATTGATTGTATTTTCGAATATTTCATAATTAAAATCTAAAAATTTCACAATTCTACTTTCATATTTACCATACTGGTTGTAATGTTTTTTTAATTGTCCAATACTTAAATGTTGTAAATCTTTGTAATGATTTTTATAATTGTGAAAATCAATACGATTTATTTCTATAAATTTTTTATTTAGATTATTTTCATAAGCTCCAATATTAGATACTTTATCATCGTATTGAGTAGATATTAAAGTGAAATCTATTAACAATCCTGAATGTTTAGCAAGTATTGAATTGATAAATTTAAAATCAGACCCGTAATAATCACCAAATTGCCCATCTTTTTTTATACTATGATGAAAAATATAACTACAATTATCAATTTCACCATATTTTAATTTTTTTAAATCAGGTGTAATTAATTTATCTGGTCTTAAAAAAGACCATACTACAATTTTTTCTTTTAAATGTTCATTTATTATTTTTAAACAATTTTCATGAATTAAATAATTATCATCGTCTAAAAACATTATCCACCCATCGGTTATTTTATTTTTAATGTCATTGCAATATAAATCAAAAAAGGCATTTTTATTACTATTTCTCTTTACTTTATGGATAATCATCTTATCGCCAAATTCATCTTTAATATATTTCAATGAATCCATATGGTCATAGGCAACATGGATTATGTAGTTTGAATAACTTTGTTGGTTTATACTTGTCATAACCTTTTTAAAGTTAGGTTTTCTTAAATGAGTACGAATGATAATGTGAATTTTATTTTCACTAATACTTTTAAAATCTTTAAAAGTATTTATTTTTTTAACCTCATTAATCATATTTGATTTGTTTATTTTAATTAATTGGTTATATGAACAAACTCTCCCTTCTTTTTTTCCGTATTTTCTATAATGGTTATAAGCTTGTCTTTTTGTGATTAGTCCTGCTTTTCTTATATCGGGGTAAAAATTTAAATAAAATATGTAATCAAAATTTTCCATATATAAAATATAATTTAATATATATATATATATATATATATATATATATATATATATATATATATATATACATATA